TTAGCTTCTTTACGATCTATCTCTGCCATTTGTGCTACAATCTTATGAAAGTCTGTTGATGGATTATTATTATATTCATCACCAATAGTATATGCAGTTGGTAACTCAGCTGCTATACCGTAATGGGTAACTAACCTTGGTTCCTGTTGCGAGTAGTCAAATGTTCCCCACTTACAACCTTCTTCAGGTATGAATAAAGATCGTAGTAATGGCCCTGTTTCCGGATCCCTGGCAGGTATCTGCTGTAAGTTTGGATTATGATAACTGAATCGTCCGGTAATAGTCCCTCCATCATCAGATCGTATTTGATTTATATCTGCATGAATTCTACCATTGTGTTCATATTTAATAATACTGTCAATAAATGTAGTTCTAACCTTGTTTATTTTTCTAGCTTCTGCTATCATCTTAACCATAGGATGTTCATGATTAGAAAGAAAACCTTTTGTAAACGATGGTTCACCAGTAGGAGTTTGACTATATGTTAATTTCAATTTATCAAAAAGTGGTGCAATACTTCTTGCAGCCATTAATTGAATTTCTACTCCTGTTTCTTTTTTTATTTTGTGTATTAAGTTTTCTTCTTTTGCTGCCAATTCTGTTTTCAATTGATTGGCTCTGGACACGTCTACCCGCACCCCTAGGAAACGCATATCGACTAGGCAAGGAAACAAATCACTTTCGAGATTAAATATATCTTGAAGATCATCTTCTATAATTTGTTTTTTAAATTTTTGCCATAACTCCAAAGTTAGTTCAGCATCTTTTTCTGCATAGTGTCCAACATCCATTGCAGGCATTTTCCACATATCTGCTTTTGGATCTAAACCTCTTGCTTTAGCTGCTTGTATTAATCTTGCTTCGCTCTTACCTTTGTTCAACCATGTCCATGCACATGAGTTTAAAGTAAATTGAAATCTATTCTCATCAATTAATGACGCTGCAATCATAGTATCTATAATTCTACCATTAATATTAAAACCTAATTGTGCTCTTATCCAAGATACGTCATACATCGCATTGTGAAATACTTTATCTGCAGGTGATTCACACACATCTTTAAACCAAGATAAAACTTTTTTCTTGTCCATGTTTGGACCACTACCATGAGCTATTGGAAAATAACCTGACCATCCTTCAACAGCAACAGCTATACCTACAATCTCTCCATTACCTATGATTGCACCTGAACCTTTTGATTTTAAATCTGGATCACGTGTTTCTAAGTCAATACCTATTTCAGGATAACTTCTAAGATCTGGAAACTCATCAGGTTGTAACCATTCTGTTTCTGGAACTATCATTTCTTTTTACTCATGTCTTTCATTTTTTTAATTTCTAATTCACAGTAATGAATTATTTTTTCTAAATCTTGTATACCGTTTTTATTTTTATAACGACACACATACTTTATAACGTTTCCCTGAAAAAAAGAAAGGTCATTCTTAGAAATAAACTCATAAGGTTGAATGTGAAAGTTCTTGTAGTGATTCCCGCCTATCTGCTTATCTTGTGGAAATGCACTTTCAAACATATCTTTACTTGTCATATATTGTACTCCGTTAGTTTGTTTTTGGTTTTTAATTTATATAGATTGTTTCTTGCTCTTGTGATTGCAACGTACCACACTCTATGTTCTTCATCCTGTTTTTCGAGACTACGTTTAATACTTTTTTGTATACGTGATCCCTGGTGCATGAACAATATTACATTGTCCTCTTCACCACCTTTTATAGAATGAATAGTTGAAACTCTTATACGTGCATCAGCATCTAAATCTTCTCCTTGCTCCATAAGTTTTAGTATGTAAGTCTTTTCTTTTATTGGAGCTTTATCAAAAAATTTGTACCATTGTTTTTTAACTAATTCTTTTTCACTAGTAAGTTTTAAAATATCTTTTACTTCTTTCTCTTCAATTTGTTCGCCGTCACACCAACGTAAATAATTTTTTATTTTTTTATATAATTTTATTTGATAACTTTTATCAGTCTTAAACATGTAATATAAATTTTTATTTTTTAATTCTGTCATTATATTTGCAGCAGTTTGTTGAGTTCTAGTAAGTATCAACCATTTATCTTTTAATAGATTGACTTGACTTAAATTTGATATGTATTGTGATTTACCTTTATAGTTTCTAGGTAGGTATTCTTTTTTCTTTCTTATCCCTTTGATCCTACTTATAGGTATTTTAGACTCTGACTGTATTGTTTCAGATATTCTTTTAGAAAATTTTAAAACCTTTTCTTTTGCAGGTTCTTCAATAAATCTTCTTACATCTGCTCCGGCCCATGCATAGATTGCTTGGTCATCATCTCCTGCTAAATACATATCTTCTGTATGTTCTTTTAATTTATCAAACAGTTTCCATTGTAAAGGTGACAAATCTTGAGCTTCATCTATGAATATAACTTTGAATTGTGGAATTTTATTTGATTCAGTTAACATTCTAATCATGTCATTAAAATCATATAACTCATATGTTTCTTTATATTTTTTCATGTTCTTATAAATATAATTTAACATTCTTTTCTTTATAACTTTTTGATCATACTCACCGGTATTGTATTCTGATACAGGTTCTATTAATTTATTTTCTGCTTTCTGTATTAATTTAAAATAAGGATTATCAGATCTTAAATAGGGTATTTCTTGTTTATTTATTCTGTCTGTATACTTAACTCTTACACCAATTCTTTTACCAAACGTTTGATAATGTTCCGGTTGCAATACTCTTGACTCATCTAAACCTAAAGTTTTATATCCAAATGAATGCAGTGTTTGAAAATATTTTAATTTTTTATTTTCTGCTGGCATCCTGTTACGGGCTTCCTCTGCAGCTTTTTTCGTAAATGCAAAGTAACCTATTTTATCTAGTGGAGTGCCCATTCTTACATAAGCCTTAGCTCTAGATATTAGTCTATATGTTTTACCGGTGCCCGGAGGACCATAAAATTTATAAATCATTATGCAATATCCTCACCACTTGGATTAAATTCTATAATTTCATCTGGTGCTTGATCTTCTTTGAATGTATTTAAATCAACAGATACTGCCCAGACAGGTTTATTAGATTCTTTTTGTCCCTCTTCTTTTGGATATCTCTTTTGTTTGTACTCTGCTTTAAAATGTCTTTTAACATCTTCTAATGTTTTATCACTTTTAGTTGCCCATTGATGTGTTCTTTTTAACTCTTCATAAAAATGACTCCAAGTAAACCACGCTCTACCATCTTCTTTTAAAACAGATCCCTGTTCAAATGTTGTAGAGTTTTCTGCTTCTGCTCCATTAATCCAGTTTTTAATTTCATTAAACAATATACCAATTGGTTGTGTTTCTTTTTCTGGCCATTCAGATTGAGCTGTACTTAACAATCCATTTATCATCTGTGTAAATGGAACATTCTTCATGGTTGGAGGAAGTATACCAACATGTGCTGCTAATAATGCTTTGATTCTTTTTTGTTCAATGATGTGTTCAATATTTTTTGCAAATACTTTTTTAAGTTTACCTGAAGGTGTCTTAACATCTAATTCAAATGCAGGTTCTGGTCTGTATTCCCATTTAGTTATACTTACTATCTCAGGCCAATCTGCACGTACTTGACCACCTATTCCATACTTTCTTTTTAAACAAACATTCTTATTACAAAAACTACTAACAGGTTTACCATGACATTTGTAACTAGCTGTTTCTTTTTTCCATAGTCTTATCTTTTCATCTATTTTTTTAGTATCCCAACTTACATCATAAACAATTAATTCTTCTGCTTTCTTCTTAACAATTTCTTCCCACTTGTCCGGAAATCTTTTCTTAGACCATACCATTATATTATATAAAAATTCATCTCTACCATCTGGTAATTTGTTATGTGCTCCTCCCTCATCAGGATCTGAATAACTTCCTTGTTCTAACTGTCCACAGATAACTGATAGACATGGTGGACCATCTTTAAACTCATCACTTTCTCCAACTAACGCATCACTTATTTTACCATTTCTTATTTCATTTAATTCTTTTTGAGATTTAGCATTTAATTTAACTACTTTCATAAATGTATCAAAGTCCATATCTTCACCATTAGTAAAGATGGCAACTCTGTCATTTTTGTTAAAGTATGGAATGTTTATAAAACTACCAACTGATTTATTTCCATCAGCTCCTTCTGATTTTAATGTAGTTTGTTTTGGATATACTTCTGTACTAGGTGGTAATCCTAATATAAATAACATGTCTTCTAAAAATTCTCTTATCTCAGATGCTTTTACTTTTTCTTTTGTAAAAATATATAAATGTAGTCCACCACTTTTAGATTTAACAGGTATCAATGGTAATTGTTTTTTATCTATAATCTCTAAATATTTTTTAGGACTAAATGTTGAATAGTTACTTGGATCTATATCTATTGCACCAAACACTGCTTGATCATTATCATCACAAGGTTGTATACCTATTGATCTTGTACCTTTTAAATGTTCAATGTAATCTTCATCTTTTAATTCTGTTTTTGACCAACCATAATCTTTCTTTTCAAAATATTTTTTACCTGTAGCAGGATGTATTTTTGCATTTTGTACATTACAAAATCCATACCTACGTCTTAAACCACTAAATATATCTATAAATTCTTGCATTCTTACCTTCAATCAATTTAATTTTAATGGGCGGATCCACTCTCGCATCACCGCCCATCTCCTAGGAATTAGGCTATGTCTTCTGTAGGTTGCTCAACCTTTTCGTATTTAGGTTTAGCAGTTCCTTTTGACACTTGTTCTTGGAATTCAGCTCCCATTTTAAATAAAGAAGCATCTTTATCATCAGATAAATCTAACATTCTTACAAACGATGGTTTGTAAACATGCCAACTTTTATCTCCTGCATTTTTAGCTGCTGTCTTTAATTTAAACACACCCATGAATGTAGGTGCTTGGAAAGACCCTTTAGCATCTTGAGTTTTAAGATTCATCAATTTATTATTTAAATCCCTTGCAGGAGTTAAATTTGATGATCTCATTGTCATTACTGCTTTTCTAGGTGAACCATCTACCATTGCAATCACATAGAAATAAATAGTTTTCTCAACATAGTTACCATTTGATAATCTATATTTGATACCTCTTATTTCTTCCTGAGCATCAGTAGGAGGATTCATGTGAGTTCCAACTGGAGCAGAACTACCTTCACCTTTCTCCTGCCATTCAGGCCATCTTGTTTGTGAGTATGCAACTGTTATGTCCACACCTTTCTCACCATCTATTAGTGATCCCAAGTTAGCAGAATAAATCATGCCAGGCTCTGCACCTTCAACATATTTAGCGCTTCTTGAATTGCACTCTGGTGATAACTGATGAAGGATTTTTAATATCGGTGTTGATACATCATCTTGACCGATCTCTTCTGTTCCTTTACCAGCGTATTGTCTTAGATTGATTGAAGCTAGTGCACCTGCACTATTCTTCTTTACGACTTGTGTACTCATATGTACTCCTATTTGTTATTTGTTATTTGTTATTTTACTTTTGTTTGGTTGCCTTCAAACACCCAAAAAAGATCTTCTGGAACTTTGTTTCCTTTGTTCTTCCAATCTTCCATGGTTACTCTTAGAGTCTGGGGTTCAACCTTTTCAGATTGAGAAGGTTCATACCCCGACTCTTTTGCAAGGGTAGCATAAGCCATTGCCTTGTTTTCTTCACCTTGACCAAAAGCAACAGAGATATTATTTTTAACAATATCTCCTAGGCCATTGTCGCGAAGCCATTGTATCGCCTCA